ATGCCTGTTCGCAAAAAAGCACCAGAAGACCTTACTGCAAAAAAGGCGCTGGCGCTGGAAGTGATCGACCGGTTAAAAAAAGAATACCCAGATGCCGGCTGTACATTGGATTATGACCACGCCTGGCAGCTTCTGGTCAGCGTGCGTCTGGCAGCCCAGTGCACCGATGCCCGCGTGAACATTGTGGTGGAAGACCTGTTTGCCAAATATCCCAATGTTGCTGCGCTGGCTGCTGCGGAACCCGAAGACATTGAAGCCATCGTCAAGCCCTGCGGGTTGGGACACTCCAAAGCGCGGGATATCTCCGCCTGTATGCGGGTGCTGCGCGATAAATACGGTTGTCAGGTGCCCACCACCTTTGAAGAGCTGCTCGCCCTGCCCGGCGTAGGCCGCAAGAGCGCAAACCTTATCATGGGCGATGTGTTTGGCAAGCCTGCTATCGTAACAGACACCCACTGCATCCGGCTCTGCAACAAGATCGGCCTTGTGGACGGCATCAAGGAACCGCAGAAGGTGGAAATGGCCCTGTGGAAGATCGTTCCTCCGGAAGAAGGCAGCGACCTGTGCCACCGCTTTGTGATGCATGGTCGGGCAGTGTGCAATGCGCGCAAACCAGAATGCGAAAAATGTTGTTTGAAGGATATTTGCCGCTTTGCCCGGGAAACCGCCGGGCAGAGCGCAGAGCTTTAAAACTCAGGAGGTAGAATATTATGTTTGGTTTTATTTTCAGTCTGCTGATCGGCGCTCTGGCTGGTTACATCGCCGGCCGCATTATGGGCAGCGAGACTTCCACCGTGCGCAATATCGTGCTGGGCATTCTGGGCGGTTTTGTAGGCAGCATCGTGTTCGGCCTGATCGGTCTGAGCGCTACCGGCATCGTGGGTGAGATCCTCGTTTCCGTTGTGGGTGCCTGCATCTGCATCTGGATCGGCCGTAAGCTGTTCAACTGATTTTTCTTGTGTGCAAGGCTGCTCTTCGAGTTTTTTTCTCGGAGAGCAGTTATATTTTTGCGTCACAGACTATTTGCACCTGTTCTGCCGCAAAATCAAATCTTGACAGCGCACAGGAAGTATGATAGAATATTTCTCGTTGCAGAACATGCAAGAAAATTTTATCTGCTACTGTGGCTCAGCTGGTAGAGCAGCTCACTCGTAATGAGCAGGTCGCCTGTTCGAATCAGGTCAGTAGCTCCAAAACAAAATCCCCAAAAAGCGGCTTTGTGCCTAGCTTTTTGGGGATTTTTCTTTTTGTAGCCGTCCTTTGGTTTTTAGAAAGAAGCGCCTTGATTACCCTTATTTTACCACAACTTCCCTAAATCAGTGGCGCAAAAAGTGGCGCAAAATGGCACACAGCATCAGATTATTTTCGTGCTCTGTATCGCTGTGTAACTTACTTTCCCTGTGCCTTCAGCTTGTCGTAGGTCTGGTCTGCCTGAAGGGCTGCGGTGGTGAAGCTGTTGTTCTTCCACCACGCGACCAGCGCGGCCACGGTGGTGATACCGGCGGTGACCAGCTGCTCCACGGTCTGGCTCTCGATGGGCAGCACGGGCTTGCCCAGTGCAGACAGCACCTGATTGGTCAGGGCCAGCAGCAGGCAGGCGGTGCGGGCAATGGTGCCTGCGGAGATGGTGGGTGCGTTGTAGGTGTGTTCGTCCATAGTTAGGTCCTTTCTCTTTCGTGTTCGTCTGCTTCTAAATCAGCGATGCGGTGGTTGGCCACCTTCATCTGCTCTTCCAAAATGGGGACGCGGCGGGCAAAATTGTTGTGCTCCCGCACCTCCCGGGTCAGCTCTTCCAGCTTGGTGTCGGTCACGGCCTGACTGCGGCTGTTGGCGATCAGCACGCCGATCAGGGTCACCGCACCGGCAAGGATGGCTGAGATGATGCTTTCCACTGGTTTCACACCTCCATCACGGGGATGCCGTAATCCTCTGCGCACTGGTGTTCGATACGGCAGCCGCGGGCATTCTTCCAGCCCGGAGCAAAGATTGCCACATCGGCCTTTGCAAGGAACTCGATGCTCCGGGCCAGATAGTCCAGCGGCTTTGCTGCCGGGCCGAAATCATCAAAGAAGGTTTCCAGCGGAGCCACATCTTCACCCAACAGAGCCTTTGCCTTGCTGATCGCGGCGGTGCGTTCCTGAAGTACCTGTTCATCGGACAAGCCACCCATGGGCTGGCTGATAAAAATAGTCTTGCTCATGTTATTCACCTCACAGCGTCCACCGGCTCTTGTTCGGGCGGGTGTCCACGTGCACCCAGCCGGTCTTGCGCGTCGGGTGCGCCGCGTCCTTCGGGTAGCGGCCGATGCCACCGCGCCCGGGCAGCAGCTTCTCTGCGTAGGCGGCCACAGTAGCCACCGGTACGCCTTCCACCCAGAAGTCCGCAGCCCGGCCCTGAATGTGCTGGCTGTTCTTGCTGGCACCGGGCAGCGTTGCATTATAGGCAGCGGTGCGGTAGCCGCTGGTGATATATACCTTTGCGCCAAAGTGCTCTCGGATACACTGCAAAAGCACCACCAGCTCGTCATCGATCAGAATGGTGTCCGATGCCCTGCACGCAAATTCCTTTACCTGAAAGCAGGGGGCCAGATAGGTTTTGCCGTCCTTCTTCAGGCTGTACTGTTTGATTGCCATATGTATCACGTCCTTTCACGGGGTCAGGCGCTGGTTTTTTCGGCCGGCATCTCGGTCAGCTCGGCATACTGCTCATCGGTCAGCTTGTTGGCGGCGTAGAAGATATCCAGCTTCTTTGCCATACCGGCGGTCTGGCCGCGCTCGATCATGCGCTTGCAGGTGTTATAAAGTGCCATAGTAGTCATTCCTTTCTGTTTATGCGGTGGTTTCATCATCGGTCACGCCCAGCTCCAAAAGAGTCATGCGGTAGTCCTGGTCAAGGTTCAAAGCGTCTGCGTCCGCAAGAGCGGCATTCAGCGCCGCCACCGTCTCCGGCAGCTTGTCCTTTGCTTCCTGCTTTTTGCGCGCTTCTTCCTGCGCGGCCAGCTCTTCGGCGGTATAACGGATGTATCTCTGCACCGGCATCTGCTCGGTCCATGCGGCCTGCGCAGGTACGCCCGGCACATCCACCACCCGCTGCACGTCCTTGCCGCCGTTGGGGTACTCCGCCACCGTCTCGTAGTGGCTCACTTCCTCCACGCCTTCCACGGCGGGATGCTCCACTGGCTCGGTGTCGTCCACCAGATACCCAAGCGTCAGGTCAGGGTTTTCAATGGCTGCACCGTTCTCGTCAATGATCTTCATGGTTCAAAACCTCCTTTCTCAGGCCACGCGCCGCCAGATGTGCACATAGTAGGCGGCAGGCTGCACGGTGGCGCTGCGGCCGTAGATGGCATTAGACTTGGACGCATCCAGACTGAACTTATATACATCAGAAAAGTTACTGTATTCGCCCGTAGATGCGATCGCGCTGCCGGCAGTGAATGCGCCAGATACCTTATGTTCACCCTTTTTTACATCCGCGACAAAAGAGCCTGTGATGTTCGGCAGTCCGGCCTCCACGGTGGTGCCCGCTGCGTGGCCGCTGCCAGCACCCATCAGTACCCGGTTCTG